CTCCATCCTGTCCGTCCGCTCCATCATTTCCTTTCACTCCTTGAGGTCCTTGAAACTGTGCTAACGAGTTCCATGCAGTCACACCATCTCCTACCTTTAGTATCTGATTAGTGGTATCAAACGCTGGTTCGCCTTCGGAAAGTACAGGGTTAGCACTAGTAAAGTTAGCTGCTGTGTCTCTCCTTAAAAATATTCTTCTAATACTCACAATGCTGCACTACCTCCATTTATAGGAGTTGCTTCAACATGGTTAAGACCTGCACGACCACCGTCCACAATACCTACAGCAGTATTTTCAAGAGTTGTAAGCTTTGTTTCAGTATTATTCATTCGTGTGTCTTTGTTTGTCTTATCTGTTTCTAATGATGCTATCTTAATATCTTTAATGGATTTGTCTAATTGAAAGTCGCTTTTAAAAGTTTGTAAGTCTCCAGAAGAAGTTGCAGCGAGTGTTCGTAGTTGTGCAGATAACGGATTAACTTTTGGTCTTCTAGGCATCTAACACTTCCAACGTCTAAGAGCTAACGCTTTTCTAGTGGGTCTACCTTTAGAGTCCTTCATTGGTCCTTTGTTACCTGACATCCTAGCACAGAAGCTACGCTTCCTAGGACCACCACCAGGTTGAGGGGCTTTTAAGTTAGACCCTGTAGCCTTGTTATACTTAGCCCTGCCTTTAGCTGTGAGACCACCCTTCTTGCTCTTCTCACCTCTACCTAAAGATAACGATACACTTCTCACTTTTTAAAACCACGCTTCATATTAGCGTAGGACTTAGGTGATATTGTAGACTTCTTCTTGCTACGACTAATGCCTAGCTTTCTTCTTCTGTTAATATTTGCGTACAATCCTTTTTTCATCGTTTAATTAATATCTCCATCATTCTATCTAGTTTACCGTTAATCTCTTTAACAGTGGTTTCAAGTCCACTCATTCTATTCTCTACCGCAGTGTCTCGTTCTCTTTGAGTAGCAAGTTCTACTTCAATCTTTGTTAATCGTTTCTCGTCTGTATCCAGTCGATCTGATAGTTTCTTTATGACCCATCCGATCACGGCAAGTATAACGCCTAGAGCGGTGTCTAAGAAGTGGGAAAGTGATTCTGTCATTGGCTTATGCGACCGCTATAGTTGTGACTGTACCGCTAGAACCTTTAAACTTTAAAGCACCACTTTCGACATAAAGATAACCTCCTCCAGTCGGATCACCACTAGGTGCTCCTGTTGTATCTTTTATAAGAATGTAATCAGGTCTGACTGTAACAACTTCAGGAATAGGAGTGCCACCTGATGTATCACCAGCACATAAACCCAAGGAATTATGACCTTCAACTCTAGCTCTAGAATTATGAACTACATCTATTGTAGTAGAATCATCACTTATAACTCTTACATCATAATCATCAGTGCTAGGGTTTTTTAAATCAATAAAAGCTGTGAAACCAGTACCCCCTCCTAGTTCCATGCTTACATTTCCTGCGTTGGTGACTAATATATCTCCATCTACGTTTAAAGAATGAGCATTGGAAGCTGAAGTACCTATACCTACTTTTCCTGTAATAGAAGCGTCACCATTTGTTATAACATCAGCATCCTCGGTAATTACTATAGACTTTTCCCCTGCACCTGGAGTGCCTATAATCCTTAATACATCTGTGTCACCTGCTAAACCATAACTACCTGTAGAACCTGTATTATAAGCATCGATAACAAAACTATCACTTTCAGATGCTGAAGGTGTAGCTATACCTGCTTTATTTATATTTATCTGTCCACCCTCCGTAGATGAACCAGTAGGCTCGTATATAACCAAAGAACCTAAAGCAGCGTTACTAGCGTTTAAAGCAAAGTTAGTATTAGTAGTCGTACCTATTTCTACTTTCCCATTAGATACTAAACCATTTACTGTATAAGCTTGCGTCTCGTCTAATTTACTAGGAGTAACAGCACCATCTAATATTTTAGCAGCTGTAACAGCAGTGTTAGCTAATTTAGCGTTAGTAACAGCACCATCATCAATCTGAGTTGTTCCTATTGTACCTTGTGTAAGAGGAATGCCTAACCCTCGTTGAATAATTACAATGTCTTCCCCTCCAGCTAAAGAAGGAATAATTGTTAAGGTATCTGTGTCAGGGTCTACTGTGTAATCAACTGTAGGTTCTTTTACTAATCCGTTAACACTAACATCATATGCACTGTCTCCTAGTACATCGGCATCAGTAACAGTATAAGTTGTGTTCGCTCCTGCTGTACCTGTGAACTGCCATTTAGAAGGAGGAGTAGAAGCACCAGCAGCAATCTGTTCTACTTTTTGATCTACATAGTTCTTAGTAGCTGCGTCACCTGTTAAGGTAGGTGTACTTACATTTAATATCTTATTTGACTTAGCATCCCAATCTGTTCCTCCTGGTCCTATTTGAAGAGAAGCTTCATTTAACTCAGCGAGTTCCTCATTTAAAAATCTATTGTGTTGATAAGCAAAGTCTAACTCTGTTTCTGTCAGTACTGAACCATTTACAAAATCTACTAGGTTAGTATCAGGTTGACTGTTCCTTCTTACACGAACTACCTGACCTGCTGTAGCTCCGCTATTTAAAACTACTTTGTTAGCAGGAGATGTAACCAATGTGAAGGCAGCTGTATCTACTCCGTTGATTTCAACTTTAACGTGTTCAGCTTTAAGATAAGAAAAGGAAAACGCAAAATCTGTCTGAGACGCTGTTGCAGTGGAGTCTACATATGTATTAGCCATAGTAATATATTATTAGTTTGTTTGTGATAAAAGTTCAAGCTAGTTTCTGAAAGGCAGTAATCTTTCTTCTAATAAAGAAGGACGCTGTGTCTTCTTATAACTCTCCAAAGGGAACTCAGTACCAGGTAAAGCCTTTTCTAATTCTCTTTGTTCTTCTAGGGTATCGGCAGGTTTGCTTAATTGCTTTTGTAACTCTCCTCTAGCTTCTATGTCTTCCATAAGTATCGGATACTCTTCTAGGAGTTGGTATCTCGCATTGTCTCTGTAACCTTTAAAAATAGATTGTATAGCATCAAGTCTCTTATCTTCTTGTTCAAACCTTTCAGGCAAAGCTCCTTTAGGTGCTACCCTTTTCTTAAAGTCCGTTTGACTAGAAACAGTAACAATCATCTCTTTTAAAGTTTTACCTGTTTTAGAAGGTTTTCCTTTTTTGGTTAGTTTAACTTGAGTGGTTAATTCTTGCCATCTATCAAAAGCATTTTGTTGTGTCTCAGGATGTATGATTTCCTCTAAGTCCATACCTTCCCATTTAGAAGTTCCTCCGTTGAAGTGGTGTGTACCTCCTAGTTCTACTATAACAGCAGCAGCAGCTTCACTTATCTTAGCTTGATACGCATCTTCTAAAACTTCAGGTGTTATTTTTGTTCTACCGTCTTTAGCAATTTCTTTTCTTACACTAGCTTTTGTTATCTTAGGAATGTTAAGAGTTCTAAATTCAGTCTCAGCGTCAATGTCTACATACTTATCTACAGAACCTTTCTGAGTAAACACACCAAAGGGAGACAACAAAGCCAAACCTCCTATCTTCCTTTGCTTAAATCCTCTTGTCTGTACATCTCCAAATATATCACGCATCGGAGGCACAAGCTTAGAAAGACCGTTCATTCTTCTCGCTATGACTTGCAATAATGTATTGTTCTCGCGGATGATATCATCAGACATATAGTTTAATGTATTGGCAGCGGAAGGAACAAAAGTACTTCCTAGACTCTTCAACAACTTAAAAGACTCTCTGCTAGTTGCTTCGGAACTATCTGTAGCTTGTGTTACAAGTTTAATAGCATCTCCTAAGTTTTTATAGTAAGACTTGTTTGCTATGTTATTTGTAATAGCTAAAGCAGCTGCTTCCATTAAACCTCTAGCTTCTTCTCTTTGTGCAACTGTACCGTGGTTAAGAGTCTTCATATCAGCTGTAATACTTAGAATAGTGTTTAAAGGTTCTAAAGCAGCTAGACTAATAGCAACCTTTTCTCCTTCTTTACCTACTCTCAAAGTATATTCAGGCATTCCTGTCGCAGCTCTGATATTCTTCTTCTTTTTCCAATCTTGGCTTTCTGTACCTACAAATTCAAATACATCTTCAACTCCTTCAGATAATCCTATAGCTGCTAATATAACACCAGCACCTACAATCTGTTGTCCTTTTGCTCTAGCTACTACGATAGGATCATCACTTGCTAAATCTTTAGCTGTCTTACTCCACAATCTCTCAGCTATCCTATCTATTTTAAGTTTGTTAACTCCTGGGATTTTAGATGTAGCATTAGCGACTGAAACAAAAGAACTTGTAGAAGCCATTGCTCCTCTAGTTATATTACGACCAGTACGCATGAAAGGATTTAAAACAACGTGAAGTAATGGATATGTCTTTAAGAAAGATTCAATGTGCTTACTTCCTTTTTCTATTACATTAGGATCAGCAAACTCACCTATCTCCTCAGTAAAAGTAACTTCCTTTAAGTTCCTGTTAACATAATCAACGAATCCACTTGTGTCTTTATTCCAATTGTCTTTAACAAAGTTGTCAATATAAGATGCTAGGTCTTCAGCTTTAACACCTTCTTGTTCTGCCATTAAGACTGCTTTTCTTCTTACTTGGTCCTCGTTGAGCATCTTTGTTTTAGACTCATTAAATACTTTAGCTACGAACTTGTCATAGTAATCTTGTAAAGTACCTACATCCTCACCTGCTTTTTTAGCTGCTATGTAATCCATTTCAGCTTTAGCTCTAGTCATAGAATGTGCAATGTTAAGTCTTGTACGCACATCCACTGCTGCCATTGCTTTACCAGGAAGATCAACAAACCTACCTACATTCTCTACTGTTTGACCTAAAGCACCTGTAAGACCTGTACGCTCCATAGAAAGAGCTGATTCACCTATTCTTTCAAAGTGTGACTGTAAATCTGCATCTCCTGTTTTTAAAACTCTTAAAGATTCTTTATTAGCTATTTCTGAATGACTACCATATGAACTTGCTACTTTAGACCAAAAAGCCCCTGCTTCTTCAAACTGTTGTCTTGTTAATCCGTTCCTTGACCAAGGTACAGTAGCCATGTATTTAGCCCCTACAGCCCCTGCTACTACATTATAACCAGACATAAGCTTATTAGATATAGCAACTTTAGCGTGTGTAACTGGACTACTTAACATACTAGCGTAAGCTGCATCAGAAAAAATATCTCTAACTTTAGTGTAAACACTTCCACCTTCACCTGGTTCATAAGGAGAATTTAAAAGTTTCTTAGCAACTTCTTTAGCTGATTTACTTTGAAAAGCTTCTTGTTGTTTAATTAATATGTCTTTGACTTCAGAAATATCTTCAGCTTGTTGAACAGCTTGTAATAGTTTCTTAACTACTTGTATATCTCCAAATGTTTTAATTTGTTGTTCAAGTTGTTCAGGGTTTAAATCTTTAGCTTCTTTTAAATTACTTACTAAGTTACCTTCTAACTTTTCTTTTAAGTGTTCCTGTTTTATCTCAATAATGTCTTTCTCGTACTTCCTCGATTGTAATAATCTACCTGAAGCAGAACCAGCTTTCTTCCAACCCATCATAGCAGGTATTAACTTATGAATACTTACCATTGCATTATTGAGAACTTCTTTATTATTTAAGTCAGCACCGTCTAAGAACTTCAATACATCATCAAAACCTTGTACCATGATAGCACCGTTAGCTGCCATGTGTACTCCTAGTTGATCGATAGCATCAGCTACTTGGGCATTGTCAGATACTTGAGAAGCTTTCATAACAAGAGCAAATTCATCCCCTGCTTCTTTACCTAACCTTCTGTTTAACTCTTGTTGAACCTTAGCTAAGTATTGTAGTTTACCTACTCTTCCACCTTTAACATTCTTTAAGTCAGCATCTATAGCTCTAGTAACAGCGTTAATAAGTCTTTGCTTTTCAGTATCGCTTGTTAACAACCTAGCTTTGACTTCGTCTTCACTATCTTTAAGTTTACCTGTCTCAGGGTCTACATCACGAGTACCACCACCAGACATAAAGTCAGCTACAATTTCCTTTGCTTCAACACTAACTTCTTCTTGTGGTTTTTGAGTAGTGGTAGGTGCTTCTTGTTCTTTAACAGCTACAGTAGGTTCATCAGTTTCTTTAAATATCTTAGCTGCTTCACTTTGTTGAAACTCTTCAGCTGCTGCTGCTACTTCCTGTGCTTGTTTCTGTTCAGCTTCATCAAGACTATCAATAGCTTGTTGTAACACTCTTTCCTCATCAGGTTTCAAAGCGTTAATCTTATCTTCGATCTGCTTGACCTTATCCCTAGCTTCTACATTAACAGCTCCACGCTTCTCTGTCCTTTGTAATTCTTTCTTAACTTCCTTTAACTCATCTTGTAGTGCTTTCCTTAATATAGGAGCAGCGGGGTCTTTCTTAGGAGTGTAAGATACTAAAGCTTTTTCTAACCTACCTAAACCTGATCCAAGTCCAGCACCCACTCCAACAGCAGTGAGAGTCTCCATAGGTTTAAAACCTTCTCTTTCTTCAAATAAAATCTGTAGACCTTGACGAGTTAAATCTTCCCCTCCAGCCATGAAAGCACCTTCAGCAGCTCTTATACCTACTGTAGCAGCAGTACTTAAATCTTTACCTGTCTTTAATCCTGGAACTAAACCAAAAGCCCCTGCTGCTGCTGCTTCCATATACGATGTATCTTTCTGCATTCCAGAAGATATACGCATTTGTTGAGCTAATAAATTAGCAAAGGTAGAAGAAGATGCCTGTAGTCCTATCCAACCTGCTTTTGAAAAGGGTTCAGGAGAAATTAACAAAGGAGATGACACGATACCTGTGAACATAGGCAATCCTATTTCAACTGCTATCGGACCAGCAACATCTACAGCTTCACTGAGAAATCCACCAAAACCTTCGTAGTCAGGGTTGGGTATGATACCAGCTCTAACAAGCTTCATTGTTTCTTCTTTAGCAGCTTCCATCGAAGTAGCACTGAAAGGATCACCTTTGGCTAATGTTTGTGCTATATAGTGATTAGCTGGGCTTTCAGGAGGTAGACCTGTTATCTGAGTTGCTCTATCTAAAATCTGTTCTTCAGGAGTATATAAACCTCGAATGCCGTGGTCAGGTAAAGTAGTAGGTACTTCGTACTTTTGCTTGGGTTCTTGTTGCTGTTGCCCTGTTATTTCTTCCGCTCTGACAGGTTGTCCTGTACGAACTCCCTCAAGCATACTTTCTTCAGCTGCTTTAAAAACAGGTTTAGCTTGTTCTTTAAACTCTGCAATACCTTTAGCCTTTTGTTCTTGAGTGATTGGTTGGTCTTCACTTAGTAACTGAAATTCTTCCTGACTAAGAGCAGGTGCTTTGCTTTCTATGTTCTCAAGTTCTGTTTCTTTTTTAGCCATGATAATTATTTAAGTTTCT